ATGTGCTTCCGGGTGGTGTTAAGAAGGTGTTTGAAATCGAGATGTATTTTGTGTCTTGGGTTTTGGATTTGTGTATTATGATCACGACAAACAATTGTTGCAAAGACATTCGTATGTTAAAAGCTGAGAAACATGAACCCGATGTGAAGGTTAAAATCTTCACCCCTATCTATCCTCCTGGTGATTACTTGTGGGCGGTTGGCAAAATTGCGACTCGCTCTCCTCTTGGTGGTTCTCATACTGCTTCTACTCATCCTGGTTCCAGTGGTGGTCCAGTTTTGGTTGATGGCAGTTTTTCTTTTGTTGGGATGCACTACGCTGGTAGAGTTACATCTGCTGGCGCGGTTAATACTTTTGTTGCCGCCGAAGTTATTATGGTCTTGGTTAACTCGATCATGTGCTCTGGTGAAGAAGAGATTCTTGACACTGAAGGAGCTGAGGCCTCTGCTCAGAATTATGTTGCTCGATTTATTAGTTGGGCGCGTGATACTTATGAGCGTACTTGGTTGGTTATTATTCCGAATACGAAGGGACATAGTAAATTGCTGGAAGATTTGGCTATTAAAGATCCGATTATGGTGCAGGTTCGAGTTGCTGAGCCTGGCACCAAGTTGTTTTTTGTTCCCGACCCTGATCGTCCTTATGAGTTTGGCTTTTTGGAATACAGAAATCGACTTATGCAGTATTTTGCAAGAACTTTTGGAAATATTGTGAAGTTGAAGAAGTTTGAAATTGAGCGTATACAAAATTTGGATAAAAAGATCATTGAACATGAGTTGATCTTTGATTTGAAAGCCGTTGAGAAGGTTCTCAAGGACCCTGAGACGAGGCGGACCCTTATTAACGTCTCCAAAGTGCTTAATGTCGAATTCCAAGAATATTGGAATGATCCTGTTGGCTGGTTGGAAGCACATGATCGATGGGCTGAAGTCGTCGAACATGTTCCTGGTGCTACTGGGCCTACGTCGCATAAAAAGTACGGGAGATCAATGTTGAAAGGTGTTTCTAAAGAGACCCAGTTTTTGATACAACAAACTCAAGCTGAGGCTTCTGATGCTACTGCTGAAGAGGTTTCTGAATTATTGAACCTCCAGCGTCCTTCCGGTCTCATCCGGGTCAATAATTCCATTTATCAGTTGGTTGCTGAGGAAGCTGTTCTTTGGAATGATGCGATCTCGAAATATTTTCGACGAGAGTGTTATCCTAGAGCTATTGAGAAAGCACCCTTCAACTCTAATGTCTTTAAAGGCATGAAGAGTGTTGAATGGGATTATTGGACCAGTGTTCTCATGAAGAAATATTCTTATCCTCCATTTGATTTGGGGGCGATCCTTGACTCTTTCGCTTCTCACTCCCTGACTTACAGATCATTGTTACCGCAAAGGACTACGATATCTGATAGTTGGGAGGTGGATAGTGAGATTGCCATTATGTTGGCACGATTGACTCCTGTTGGTGCTGATCGGGTTTATTTAAAAGAACCTGATTGGATTGACAAGTTTATGATCCGAGTCTCAGATTACCTACAGATCAAGGGCCCTCGCGGCTTTTACAGTATGGTTGTTTCTCGGTCCCCTGGTTTGCACAAGGGTACCAAAGCAAGTGTTGTTGGTCTTGAGAAAGCAAAGGATGGTGGTTTTACAGTTCATCCAGTTCGTTTTGCCGCTTTCTTAGCTGACTTGAGGGCTTGGTTGCTTTTGTTTGTTGATAAGAAAGCTTCCGTTGACATCTTTCCGTTTATAAAGGATGAGCCTCACAAGATTCACAAGATCAAAGCGAAGATGCATCGCATTATTGCGAACGTCGACATCTTTTTAGCTGTTGTTTCTATGGTTAGCTTTGCTAGCTTACAGCAGTTTGATGTTGAACACTGGCGGGACTTGCCATGGGTTATTGGTGCTGATTTGGACCATGCCCAATTTGGAGAGCATGCTGTAACGAGGGTGGGGACTGACCCGCAATCGACGGATAATTCTGGATATGATTGGACCCAAAATGAAGCTGATGTGAAATTTTTCCGGCTTTATGTTCGAGAGATCTATGGAGCTGATTCACTACAAGAGTTTATCGTCACTGCAATTTTTGCTGCTGACCCTGATATTCCTGTGTTGTTTTGGTTACCTGGTGGCCAGGTTTTGAGACAATTGTTTATTGGTTATCTTAAATCTGGTTGGTTCATGACTGCCCATTTTAATTCTGTTCTCATGACCGC